AGAAGTCCGGCAAGGCCGAGGACACGATCGAGTCGAAGCCCGTTACGAGCGCACCGTCCGACAGGCCGGTCCCCAGCGACACGAGCCATGCGCGCGCGAACGCCGCTTGATCGCCGCCTGGCAACACATCGGCGTTGGTCGCGGACGTGAGGGTATGACCGACTTCGATCCCGTTGTACTTCCACAACAGCTTGTTGATTTCCGGCCCGTCGAGCCCGTGCTCCAAAAACCACCGGTTGAAGTCGGACGAGTAACGGAAGATCCGCAGTGGTGGCACTCCGACCGACGTGCTCCTGAGTGAGAAGGTGGCTGCTTCGTAGATCGCTGCACCATTGCCATCGATCAGGAGAGCAAAGTTGCCAGAGCCGAAGTTGAAGAATCCGACGCGGTCGTTGTTGCTCGGTGAAGCAGGCAGGGTAGCGGTCAGATTCGCGTTCCCGCTGTAGATCCAGATCGTGCCCGCCACCGCGTTGAAGTTCGCCGTCTGAAACGACGACCACAGGAGGCCCGTGCCGCCGCCACCCGCCGCTCCGACGATCTTGTTGCCAACGCGCTTGAGAAACTGTCCATCAGCGGGCATGTCCGCTTCATCAATGAGCGGCATGAACCGAAACGCGCCCGTCACCCCGTCTGGCAAATAAATGCCAGGCATCACGTCGCCGGTTTGCTCGACTGCCTTGTTCCGTGTTGACGCTGATTGCGAAAGCGCAAGACGCGCGGCGACCGTTGGAACGGGAGCAAGCCCGGTGAACGGATGCCTCTTGGGACCGAGAACTTGATGTTCAGCCATCTTATTGCGTGTCGGTTACGACTTCGCCCTCATCTGTGACAGCAATACCATCCTCTGTAACTGCGTTCGCAGGCAAGCCCCCGTGCGCTAAGACGCCTGGTTCAGCGAATAAATCTCCCGTAGTGGGTACATGCGTCTCCTCTACGATGTAGTCGAGCATGGCTTCTGCTTGCAGAGGCAGCGCGGCGGCAGCGTCGGTCTTGCCTGTTTTCCGACCCAGAATGGTGTCACGAACGGCATGCGGGTGCGACACCACCAGCCACACCGGATGAAAGTCATAATGGATCGATAACCGCGTCCCTTCCTTGATCTTCTTGTTGCCGGGAGCGAGCCACCTGATCCAACCTTCCGCTGTGATCTCGAAATCAACATCAGGTTCAAGCCGCTTCGGCTTACCTAGCACATCCTCAAACATCAACGCCGTTACGTTGACGATCCTGTAACGCGCTGAATCCTGTCCTGATGGGAGCTTGCGGCGAATCCCCGCGCGGTTGCCTTTCGTGATCCATTCGTTGAATGGCATCAACGAGTCAGCCATCTCAATACTGTCGCGGTGTCCGAGACGAAATTGTGGCTCCACCGTGATCTGCGCGCGACCATGTGTCCATTCGCCAACCTTGTCGTAGATGTTCTTCTTGCGATCCATGCTCGTGATAATCGCCTGCATTTTGATCGGATCGATGTAGAAGAAGCCCGACTGATTACATACGTCGCAGTCCAAGCGCGGCTGATCCGTCTCCTTGCGGAAACAAGTACAAATCATCGCCTTGCGCCACGTCACGAAATAACCCTTCTGCAAAATCATGCGCCGAAACTCGATGAGCCGGAAGTCTGCGCGAACCTTCGCAAGCTCAAGAGAACTCAGATTGGGCGTTTCGTTGACCGCGCCCGTGGTGGCTGGGATCCGTGTCGCGTGCGAGCGAAATGACGGTGGTTTGATAGCTGCCATCACATTACGCTCATCCTAATCCCCTTGTAATACCGACGCAGGATCGGGATCTGCTCCTTGATCTGCTTGAGGTACTGGATCACGCGGGCACCGTAACCAGCATTCGTCGCGCTGGAAGTCGTACCAATCGACTGCGACAAACCATCGATCGAAATGCTCGTGCTCGCGATACCAGCACCCGCGATCAAGTCACCGAAGATGTTGAGTGGGCCAAGGCTCGCGAACATCCCGATCAGATCCAAGAGGTTCGCCGGGATCTTGCCGTTCTCGAAACCCGCCGTGTAGCTGATGGCGAACAGATCGGGAAGGTGATCCAACCCGCTGTAGACCGCAGGAAGGAACGTGCCGCCCTGACCAATGATGACTTCCGACAGCGTGCCCGCCGTGGGCACGATACGGAGGATTCCATGCGTCTTGTCGAGCCGGATCCATTCGAGAGGGAAGTTCACGACGGTCTGCCCACTTGGATACTCGACGCGAAACTCCTCCACGGAGAGCACGGGGTAGTTTTCAAGCTGGATGATGTTGTACTGCCCGTAATCCTGCCTGTAGTAGTCCGCACGCTCGTTCAAGAACTGCGTGGGCAAGATCGGAATGTCCAGTTGGTGTTCCAACCACTGTACCGCTTGCAGGATGTAGTGGGAGAACACCTCATCGGGCAACGCGTTGCCACGGTCGTCCGTGATGTCCACACCGAACAAGTAGCGTTGCTTCAGTTGCTCAACAGTGATGACCTGAAGGAGCAACGCGCCCAAACCCTTGATCGGGTCACTCGGGTCACTCTTGGTGCAGCCGTCATCCGTGACGTAGCGCGAACGGTACAGGTACTCCGCGTCACCAGCGCGATCGACGTAGACGTAATCCGTCTTGCCAGCCTCAAGCACGGGGCGGCTCGCAGCCGCAGTCAGTTCCTCGTAGCTGAGTCCAGCATCAACTGAGCGTTCGATCAGAACGCGGCGAAACCCAGCCTCGATGACTTTATCGATCGACGGATCGTTGAAACCAATCCGTACGATCTTCCCGAAGCTCGACGCGGCAAGGGCAGGCATCTAGTACCCAATTTCACCCAATCCGTCGCGAATGTCACGCTCCGCCTCTAGGTTCGCTTTGGCGCGACTCTTGATGCGGTTCCATGTTTCCACGCGCTGTCGTGGCGGGACTGTCTTGGGTAGCTGATCTACGGCGCGATAGGCCAAGTCTTCGGCGCGCTGATCGAAGAAGCCATTGCGCACCGTCGTCAGCGCGCCTCCGTTCGTATTGACCTTCGATTCGAGCTTCGCCACATCCTGTACGATCTGTCGATGATCTTGCTCGTGCTTCACGATCAAACGGGGCATCGATGCAGGGGCTTCGCCTTGGGTAAGTGTGATCGGATGCGCGTCTACACTCAGATCGTGCGCGCCAAGATCCGCTTTCCTCGATAACGTCGCGGTAAACACGGTCCAGGCGACAGCGCCAGCCACGATGGTTCCGATCGCAGCCCACGCGGTCTTCCAACTCATCGACACGCCCGTTTTGTCCACGTTCACGAAAGCCGGATGTCCGCTTGCGCGATACTTCTCGTGTACGGGACCGGGACTGGTTGGATCGTGTGCGCTCACGCTTGTACTCCCTTCTCGAAACCTGAAACTTCGGCTGCCGTGCGGTATCCGCGAAGCTGAATTTCATTCGCTTCCCTTGGGTCGAAGCGAAGCGAATCGTGATTCAAGAGCATGGATGGCGAGATCACACGCAACGTAACCACTTTTCGATCGGGTTGCCCGTTGTAAAGTTGCGCGAGCTTCACGTCCTTCCACGTAAGCTCATCCATCATGGCGTCAAGGGCTCGAAAGCCAACGTCCAGGGCGTTCGACGCGTTGGGAAAGTCAGCCGGGAGTCCGCGAGGGTGGCAGATCGACACGTCGATCTCATCACATCCCGCTTCGATCAGCGCCTTGATCGGCGTCACCACGCGAACACCGCCGTCCGTGTAGCGTTGCTTCTCTATCTTCACTGGAGACAAGAACATCGGGTAGCTCGCGGACGCCAACACGGCTTCCAGCAAGCCAGGATGCTTCTCATCAAACGTGCGGTACTCCCCCGTGTCGAGACTCACCGCGCCAAGCCGCAGCTTCACGCCCGACTTGTGGATGTCTTCCACGCGCAAGTGCCTTTGCACGAGTCGATGAAGCGGCGAGCTATTCAGGAAGCTCTTTTCGTGAAAGCCGGGAAGCCACTTCGGCCCCAACCCGTGCAGCTTGCCGAACGGGAACCAACGTCGCCACACATCTTGATCCCGTACGGGACCGAACAACTCGCCCAACGCTTCGATCCCATCCCCTTGCTTGTCCTTCGGGTACTGCGCCATCCACGCGCTCACGATTGCACCGACGCTCACCCCAGCGTACGCGTCGTACGTGCGGTTGAGATCCGTCAGATGGTGATTGAGCACACCGATGTGCCACTGACCGCGTGACCCACCGCCGCTTGCTGCAAAGCCGCGCACGTAACCTCCTACTTACAGTCCGCGCGAAACCTTGGTCAGATAGACGTTCGCCGTACCCGCGTCCGTGATGGCAGCAACCTGATCGTTGTACCCCTTCACGACAACGAACTCGCGCTGCGACACAGTAGACGGAGACATCGGAAACGAGGGCACCGCAGCCGTGACCGGAATCACCGTGCCGAACTTGCCCGTCTTGATCCACACCGTTGTTGCGCCAACCAAGTTCGCGATGTGTACGAGGTACGCCCCTGGCTCAAGCGGGCCTTCGGCGTCCGCGCGTTGGCTCGCCGCGACGCCTGCGGCGATGACTTGGGTAAACCCAAGATCGCGCGCGAAGAATGCGATGTCGTCTTTTGAATTGTGTGCGTCCATCTATTACCCCGCTGCTTGCTCGATCGCGTCCAGTACCTCCGCCTTCGTCCACTCCACCGCGATCTCGATTCCAGCGCCTTCCGCGTACTCCCGCAAGCGAGCCAGGCTCCAGCGCATTGTGGGAGCCTCCCCAGAGCCCGTCTCAGGCGCTTTGGGGGTGGGCTGGGGGTCTGAGGGAGGGGTAGGCGGGCTGGGAGCCGCCACGGGGGCGCTGGGAGCCGCAACAGGGGCTCCTTGAGCAGCGTCCAGGGCTTCTCCGTCCAGGTAGTCCGCGTCTACCGCGTCGGCGGTATCCGTACCACGGTCCACCGCGAGCAAGGCTTCGTCGGCTGCCTTGGCGGCTGCGTCCGCGTCCGCTTGCGCTTGTCGGGCCACCGCGCGAAGCGCATCAGCCTTGCGCAACAACTCCAACGCGTTCCGACTCACACGCGCCTTGATCCAGCCGGGCGTCTTGAGGATCTTCTCGGCTTCATCGTCTGGCAAGCGAAAGATGCCGCGCTTGTCGCCTTGGTAGGACTTGCCTCCCAACGTGAGTGCCGCGCCAGCGAGATTCTGATTCTTGATGAGCATGATGGTTCTCCTTTGTTAGAACCTGCGATCCCCATGATACGCGAAAGGCGGGCAGGCTTGGAAGCCCGACCCGCCCTTCACGTTTTGTAGGGGTCGGCTACTGACTACAGAGAGCCAGCCGCGCGTCCGATGTTCTTGAAGATCACGTTCTTCGCAGGTGTGTAGAGCTTAATTCCGCCGTAAACCACCTGAGCCCAGCGGATTGATGTATCAATGGCTGCCAAGGGGATGCGGCTCATCGGGAGCAACTGAGCCCACGAGAACGACTGCGCGTTCTGCATGAGCACGAAGCCCGTCGAGGTGCCGGGGATGTCCGCGTTCAGGTCGGTGATGACCTGTGACGCGCCCGTACGAGCCACCTTGCGCATCAGCTTGGCGGTACCCACCGCCGCGCCAGGCGCGGTGCGGTAGATCTCGTAGTAGGTCGTACCCTGACCGCCATCGGCCACGGTGAACGTCACGCCGTCGCCAGCGGCGACCACCACCGCAGCGGTGTTGACCGGAACGGTCTTGCCGAAGCGGTTGCACGCGACCACGCGGTAGGAGTACGTGCCAGCATCAGCCGCCACGAACTGCGACGCCGGATCCGGCGCTGCCACGGGGGCAACGGTGATGGACGGAGCAAGCGGACGCTTGCTGGCGCTGCCGATCCCGGCCGCGACGGGAAGCCCGCCCGGCTGGATGAAGATCGAGTCGTGGAGGTTGATCTTCCCGTGCTGGCCTTGGAACGCCTTGACCTGCGAGCCCAACACGCCCGGTGCGGGTGCGATGGTGAAACGCTGACGGTCGAAGACTTGCTTCGCGAGATCCGCGAACGCACCAGTCGCGAAGTAGCCATCGGTCGCAAGACCGAAGTTGTCGCGGATCTGCAACAACGCGTCGTTGAGCTTGTCTTCGTCCAACGGCTGACCGCGAAGGTCGAACACGTTGGAAGGAGTCGCCGCGCTGATCTGCTTGAAAAGCCCGTCGATCTGCTCGGGGATCAGCGCACTGTCTCCGAAGAACAACGCGTTCTCCAACTGCTGAAGCATGAACATCGTCTTGTTCATGGTTTCCATTGCGATGACGTTCCCGTGGGCTGCCCTCACGACGTTCGCAACGTGCGTGACGCGGCCGACCACACCAAGGTACTTGATGAGCATCGGAACGCGCTCGTAGGTGCTGTCTTCCTCCTCGGGGAGATCACCTTCCGGCATCCAGCCCAGGTCGAACGCGCGAGCACCGCCGCTGGAGTAACTCAACAGACGGTTGAATTCCTCAACGGTGTTCGTCGCTGGCACCTTGGGAATCGTCTTGAAAAGTTTGATCTCGTCCATCTCGAAGGTGACGTTCTTGAGGGTCGCCTCAAGTGACTCAACTCGGAGTGGAAATCCGACACCAGGAGCGACGGCGGGAGCGTTCTGATCGCTTCCTGCGCGAAGCGCCTTTGCCAGATCCGCCACCTCGTCCTGCGACGAGGCTCCCGGTCCCATGAAGTCCCGGTAGTCCCTCTGCGAAACGAAGGCACCAGGCGTTGCGAAGTTTGCCATCTGCGTTCTCCTCCTGAAATCCGATGTCTACTGGTTTGTAATCCGTTGTCCCGCGACCTACTGGTAGCGGAACGCTTGCTCGCGCTCGTTGGGATGCGTTGAGACGTACTTCGTCACGAAGTCGAGCACGTCCTTGCGGATCTCTCCGCCAGACTCCGCGAACACCGCAAGCTCACCGATGGGCATTCCCTCGATGCGGTCCATGCCCTTCTCGAAACGAAGGTAGGACAGGGTGTTGACCAACTCGCTCTTGGAAAGCGACATCGCGCTTTCGCCGCCAGCCCCGAAGGACTTTGTGAGCGCCGCCGCACGAGCCGGATTGGTGGCTCCCTTGGCGGGCGCGGGCTGCGACTCGACCATGCCGAGACGCTTGCCCAACTCATCGATCACGCGGGACTGCGACTTGACGAGCTTGCCCGTCTGGTAGAGCGCACTCGCGAGCGCCTTGTTGATGTTGCCCTGATCCGCGCGCCCAGCCTTGATGGACTTGTGCAGCCCATCCAAAGCCTCGGTCGTGCGCGCCGTGAGTGCTTCCAAGAACGGACTGGCGTCCACCGCCTGATCGATGTCCTTGTCCTCGCGGAAGCTCTTGGAGAACGACTCGCTCTCCTCGTCATCGTCGGCGCTGTCTTCGGACTTCTCCGTGTCGTCGCCCTTCTTGTTCATCGCGTCCATGTACCCGCGAGCGTAGGCGGTCATCTCCTCGCCTTCCTCGCCCTCGTCATCGTCGTCGCCCTCGTCGTCGCCCTTCTTCTTGCCAGACATCTTCTTCGGCGCGGGGCGGTTGGACTCCAAAAACCCCTTTTCCTTCATCATGCCGATCAGGCCACCGGCTTGCAGGGCGTTGAGCCCAAGCTCGCCCATCTTGCCGATCAACATCGACTCCAGGCTGCCGGTTTCCGTGGTCACACCACCACCCGACTTGCCGCTCTCGTCGCTGAAGCCGCTGGTGTCGTAGTTCACGCCGCCGCCCTTGCGCATCTCCGCAACGACATCTTCGGCGTCTGCCACCTTGACCAACTGCTCCAATGCCTTCTGGAGATCATCGGTGCCAACGGTCTGCTCGGGGTGTTCCATCAGATTCCTCCTGCGAAATGACGAATGGTGTAGTCCACAATGCGGCCCGCGTGCGGTGCGAGTCGCGGGTTGATCGATCGAATCAGTTGCACCGCTTCGCTGCGACGCAAACGCTTCTTGCGCTTCACGCGCGGACGCGATGACGACACGCCTTCCAGCGCCTCTGGTGCAAGGATTGCTCCCGCACCTTCGCCAGTCGTCGGCGTGTTCGCAGCGGGTGCGCTGCTGCCCACACTCAAGCTCTTGGCGAGCGTGTCGAGCGTCGTGTACGGATTGACCGGACAGCGCGTGACGGCAACCTCGCGCACCACCGCGCGACGCACCGTGGACGGGTCTTGGTCATCACGTTCAAGGATGCGCCCCTCAACCGAGAAGCCCAGCTTGCGCACGTCGCCGCTGCGCTTCAACTCGGATGCGAGATCCTTGATCTCACGCGCACGGGGCGAATCGAACAACTTGCCTTCGACCCACCATCCCTTGTGCCCACTCGAAAGCGTACGAAGCTCTGCCTTCGTCGGAACGCCCACCGCACCGCCCGTGGCCTTGTCGTGGTTGTCGTTGAAGAAGCCGTGATCCATGAACGGCTTGAAGTCCAAGCCGTCTTGCAGGATGCGCTCGCCTTCGCGGTCCATGTGATCCGTCGTGCAGAGCCCGCCGATCCAAGTTTCCGACTCACCGCGCGTATTCGTCTTCTCGAATAGCTCGGCTTCGATGTCGATCTGGAAAGGTTTGTATCCGACGTGCATAAAAGCAAAAGGGCGACCGGGCCGGGGATGCCGACCCAATCGCCCCATCTCGTTAGGCGCTCGATGAATAAGCTGGATCGGATGGCAGGCTTTTGTCAAGCCATCCTTGAAAGCCCGCTTTTGCGGCTATAGCAGCGTGGGCCAGCGTTCCTTGCGCCAGTGGGCAAGGCGCATTTTGGCGGTTTTCGCCATCTCGCGGTCCTTCTCGATGCCCACGAAGCGAAAGCCTTCCACAAGCGCAGCGCAGCCAGTGGAACCGGAGCCCATGAACGGATCCAAGATGATCCCGTTTGGTGGGGTTACGAGCTTCACGAGCCATCGCATTAGATCAAGCGACTTCACGGTAGGATGAAGATTCGCACGTTTGCGATGTTCCTTGAGCGACACGCCAGCTTCGCGCTCACTCCTTGATGCCTTCGCGGTGTAGAAGAAACGGGAGGCACCACCAGAGTCGCCAAGCGCCGCATACGGCACCCGCCCGAACGTGCCGTAGATGCCATGCTCCCCGGTGTGACTCGGCTCCTGGCCTCGCACAGACGGGCTCGGCCCCGTCTCGCCGCTTTGTTCATCTAGTAGACGAACGGCGCACGATTCAACGCAACTCCACGCCTCCACCGTTTCGAGCCCATCCGGCGCGTAGTCGCGCCGTGGTTGGCGCGCGTAGTTTTTGCCAGGCATCGCCACGTTTGGCGACTCGGCTAACGCGTGACTCGTAAGTAACGACGACGAAGTAACCCTCTTCGTCCCAACCTGCCGACAGCCGGGCGAATGTTGGAGCGTTAGATTTGCGGGCCAGCGCCCTAACGGAGCTTCACCACGCTCGGCACGCAATATCCCTGTCGTTGGCCCACCGCTAGAATTCTTCCATCCATTCGCACCGACTTTGTTGTTCCGCCCCAAGTTTTTGCCACCCGCGTCGATCCTACACGCATCAATGTTCAACGCGCCCGTGCCGTACGCGAGCGCGTTCGCTGCCACTGTCCCAACGAGCGGCTTGCGCACCAAGATCCAATGCTCGGATGCAGGCTTGAGCGCGGTGCCCCAGCCCGACCACTGTTTCGCGGCGTCGGTAATCGACTCATTACTTGTAACATTCCACTCAGTTACAAATCTCCGCTGCGCTCCTTGCACGACATTCTCGCGTGTCATTCCAGAACCAGAAGTTCTTCCGACCACTTTCCGCTCCGCACCCGCCGCCTTGTCGATTGCCTTGCTCACGTCGAGCGATTTCGGGAAGCCAGATCCAAACAAGTGCGTGACGACATCTCTTATCTCAAAGCCAGCATCCTCCAACGCGGTTGCCGTCCAATGGGATGTGCGCGGCAATGCCCACACGAGCCCGTGCGCGCCTGGTTTCAGAACGCGGAAGCATTCGCGCATGATCTCAGCAAGCCATTTGATCCAGTGATCGCGCCCGCCTTTGTCATCGTCCCACTCGCGGCCCATGAAGTTGATGGCAGCGGGCGGATCGGTTACAAGCGCATCAATCTTGTCGTCAGGAAGCGTTCGCAGAACGTCCAGGCAATCGTCCGCGTAGACCTTGTACGGCTTGCGTTTCGGTTTCTTGGGCATCGTCCCGATCTATACCCGATGGCGCAGACTTTTCCTCACACCGCGCATCCGGCTTCCAGACTTCCTTGCGGAACACATGCCGCAGCGACGCCGGATGGGCCTTCTTGAGCGTGATCTCGCCCTGCACTACCAGGGGCAAGAGGATGCCTTGCTTGCACGCGGGGCAGTTCACTTCTACCGCTCCCGACTTGTGCAGAATGAGACAGGACGTTGGCAGCTTCACCTTCTGCCCGTTCTGACTCAGGCGCATCACCGAGACATTACAGTGGGGACAATGCATCAGTCAGGCACCACGATCCCGTACTCCCCGGCGAGCCCTTTGAGCCCTTCGGGGATTGGGACACCGTAGCCGATGCACGCACGGAACACGGCTTTCCACATTTCGGGCAACACATCTTCGTAGCCACGCTTCAATAGCTCCGAAATGTTTCCAGGGACCGCCATCCAATCCAGACGCGCGGAGGCCACGTCTGCGTTTGGGATCTGAAGAAACCAACGCACATCGATCTCCCCCTCGAATGGGATCCCGTCGCGGAACAGTTCCACCGGATTCACGAGGTTGCTGGGGCGCTCGGCCATCAGCTTACCGCCTGTGCGTGTAACCGTTTCCGTGCCGCTTGCTCGGACTCCATCTTGCGCCGTGATTCAGCCGCGTGCTTGGCGCGCTCCCGTGCCTTGCGGTTCAAGCGCGCACGAAGCTCACGCTGCCTCTGCCGTTCCGCACGACGCGTTTCAAGATCTTCGGTCGCAGTCTCATCGATCGGCTTGGCGAAGCTCGCCAGGCTCGATGGATTGGTGGTCACGTAGTCATAGCGCGGCTCAGTCGGAAGCTCGTTCTGCGCCGCCGCGAACAGGCGCTCGATGGGCACTTGCTTCGCGCGACCTAACATCAAGATAGATTTCTCTGCCTTCGACGGCATCTCAATCTCGGTGCCCACGATCGTCTTCACCTTGCGCTTTCGCTTGGTGACTTTGCCGTTCTTGTCGGTCGTCTCGTAGGTTTCGACGTTGATCTCGTACTTCGGCACTTCCGCGCTCGTGATGAATCGCTTCACTTGCGCGAGATACTTCCGGCTCTTGAGCAGTTC